TTTGTCAGTCATAGATTATTAAAATTTAAATTAGATATAGTCTCTTGATATTTTAAATGCAATTTGACATATGATTTGGCTATGTTTTTTAATTGGTCAATATTTTCACAGGAATCTATTTCTCTAGAAATTCTTTCATACTCAAAAATCTTACTTAAATTATCCAATTCAATTTTATCTGGGTTCATTTTTGTTCTCCTGCAAATATCAATGCTTTTGATTGGTCAATTTTTACGGGCTCAAATTTTGTAACTCTTGCTGTTGGATATAATTTTTTAATTTCAAATTCAACCTCGCTCTTTGTGGGTCTTTTTATTTGTGGGAAGAACATTTGGACAAATATGTTTTGTCCTCTCCATAATAAAGAGACCAGATAGATTGCTCCACGGGAATTTAAATTTGTTATCTCTTCCTGTATGTATGGATTTCCTGATGTTCCAATAGAATCGGCAGATACAATATCAATAAATTCATATTCTGATGGGGAAAAATCATCTCTCCAATTTGAGAATCCATATTTCTCCTTTATACTTCCTGTGTAAGGATTGATTATCTTATATTCTTTTTTTGATTTGACCAATTCTGCTGGTAAAGAAAACATATCCCAATGTTTTGGTCCAAATTTGCACTCATTTCGTAATTCTAATCTTTCACACTTTGGACAATATCTATCTGGTCTTTCTCTAATGGGGGTATCCCAATCATAGTTTAAAGATTCTGTTTTATTTCCCCAATTTTTAGCACCAACTTTACGGCACTTAACTAAAGCACCAGATGCATAAGCACTTGGCCAAACTCTATATCTAGACTTAACTTTATTATAACATGCATCTTTTTTCTCAACAATAGTTTCTTCTGTCGCAACATTAGTTGGTTTTGCTGCACCTGACTTTTCTGGTTGATTTGGATCTTTTCTATTTTTTCTTCTAAATGCTCTTTCTTCTTCATCATCAGATAGGTTTGCTGCCATTTTAGAACTTCCACACTTTGGTGTGGATTTCTGACCTGGTTGACGAGCACAAGGTTTACCAGCATAAGGACCACCTAACTGAACCCACCCTGGTTTACCATCTGATGATTTGCTCTTTGAGAACCAATCACGTAAAGAGTAATCTCCAGATTTTCTTTCTTCTTTTATTTTTTCTGCTTTTTTTAATCTTGAATAATAATCTGGCAATTCTTCTAGATGTTGCAAAGCAATCATTCTTGCCATTTGCTTACTTCCAGTATGCTCACTTTCAACTTTAATTCCCATCTCCAATTGGGAATTGATATTATCCAATGAAAGTTTATGTTTTTTCGCAATTTCCTCTGGGGACATATACTTTTTAATAGGTCCCTTTGGGTCAGTTGCTTCTAGAAAAAATTGTGAAAAAGTTTTCATTGGTTTTTTAAATATTTAGATAATGGATTATTATTTAAATCCTTTTTTAAGCATTTTCTGAAGTTCTGCTGTTGATCCAATAAACATAGTATTATTAGTAGTAATCGATTTTGGAGTTTTTGGATCATTTTCCTCTAGCTTTTTCATCTTTTGTTGTAGATCTATAAGCTTATCTGTAACATCCCCAACATTTTTAATTAATTGTCCAGCAACTTCATAAGCTCTGGGACTATCACTTTGTTGAGCTACATCCAATATATCACTAATTGCTTGCTGTCCTTTTTCAATTAATGAATATAAGTTTCCTCTCGTATATTCATAATCTTTTATTGGGTCTATATCATCTTTTTGAGTTGTAATTGATGAACTGTCTTTTTTAATTATTTCTCTACCAATATGAGTTGCCTCAATATCTAAAGATTCATCTATTTTTTCAAATTTGTTATTCATAACTGTACATCCATATTCTTGGTTGTAGACCAAATTTTTCCATCACCAAAATCAAAACGCTCTTCATTAAATCCAAAATCATCATCTATTTGAATTAGATTGTCATCAGTTTCATTTAGTACGTTGATATAAGAACCAGAAGTATGTTCTGATGCTACTGTATTATCTTGGGCTCTGTTAACTGTAATTTGATTAGAAGAAATATTTTTAATAAACATTTCTTCATCATTTATCATTATGTAACTGTTTGATGATAGAGATGATGTACTTGACACTTTTATTACAGTATCTTCTAAACCAATATCTTCCGTCACTAAAGAAGATTTATCATTATCATAATCTTGAATTGCTCTTGGTGTTACAGTATAACGAAGTTGTCTAGAAGAATTCTTTCTATTTGTATCAGTATAATAATCAACTTGTACCTTTTTAATAAGTCCATCAGTATTATCTGCGATTGGACCAAACATATAAGTTTTAGCGGTAAAATTCAAAGTGTATATTAAATTTCTTCTTTCACTATAATCTCCTTCATAGTTGTCATTCATTTGGATATTTTCAAGTATCATTGGAATATCTCTTTTTTCTCCAATGCTTGACACCAAATCAATTGTTAAATTAAACTGTGGTTGGAAAAATGGTAAAATTTGCTCTACAATTTGGAGCATATCATCATTATATTTTGTTATGATATTTAATTGAAGTCCCAAGTTGTAGGGAACCGGCATAAACACTTTTACTGGATTGCCACCATCAGTCCTAACAGCAGTAAAAGTTTGCATTGTAGAAACTTTTCTACTTGTGTCATACTGTATACTAGTTAATTCAAAAGACATTCTTGGCAAGATTATTGCTTGTCTTTTTCTTAAGTCTGGTTTTTGTTCAATTCTTGCTAAAAACTTTTGTATTGGGCCATATGCAATGGGAACTTTAATTATACTATTAGGATTATCTTCTTCGTCATTATGTTTAATATAAATGTTATTAAACAAAGTTCCGAATGAAATTATCGTCTTTCTTATTATTTCGTGGTAAAAATACGTTCCCAACATAATATTAAAAGTTTATTTACTATTTAGAACTCTCCAAATGGATTAGATTGGGAAAAATCAATTATTTCGTCTGCTTCTGCCTCTATTTGTATATTTTCTGCATAAAGATCATACAAATTATCTTTATTTACTGAAATTAATTTATAACTTGCACCAGATCCATTTGCTGTAGTGGCAACTCCAACAATTGTTTCCCCTGGAATAAAGTTTCCATCAATTATTGCAACTTTTAATATTCTTGATGGTCCATTCCAATCCTTAACATAAGCAGTTGTTCCTGATGTCAATCCTCTTACTACTTCGTTGTACAGGTAAGAACCTGTTGATACTCCTATTGGGTTTTGGAAAATAATTGATAAACCAGAGGTATATCCGGAACCTGCATTTACATAAGATGCTGAAGTCACGGATCCAGAACTGTTTATAAATGATTCTATTAATGCGTTATCTCCAGTAGATGAAGTTGGGGAAATGACTGCAGTTGGTGAACTGACATATCCAAATCCAGAAGTGACTATTCCAATAGGACCAAGAACTTTATCACCAAGAATTGCAGTTGCTATTGCACCAGATCCAGATGAACTTATTATTCTAACTTCTGGAATTTGTGTGTAACCAATTCCAGGATTTGTTATCAATATTCTTTCTATTGATTTTCCTTGTTGTCCATATTTACTAGTCATAATTGCAACAGCAGTTGCATTTATTCCTGATGGAGATGCTGTTGTTATAGCAACTGTAGGGGTGTCAATATATCCTGTCCCGTCTAAAATTAAATCGATTTTTTTAACAGATTTTCCGAAAGGAGATGCAATTTGATTCTCTGAGAGATTAATAGTAGCAGTAGCGGCAGATACCTTATCTGTAATCATTTGTAATGTAACAATATGCCCAAAATCTTTAATATTTTCATCTACTTCATCAATAGAGGTATCTATTATTTCATCCTCATATTCGAATAATTCGCATCTTAATTCATAAACGTATAAATTGTTTAATTGATAAAAAGGTGATTTTCCTTCAACATATTTAACCTCAAATAAAGAATTATCAAGAGGAAAATAAATTAAATCTCCTTCTTGCGGTCTAGATGAGAGTTTTATTTCTTTTTGGGAAGCAATGAAAGGAGTAATAAAATCGGTATATCTTTCTTTTGATATTATTAGTGTTATTTCATCTGTCGATCTTACGCCAAACTTGCTTAAAATATCTCCTTGACCACCGAAACCATTAAAATTTGATAGATATGCTTCTATTCTAAAACTATCATCAAATTTTGATAATATTGCTTCTTTTATTATAGTTTTTTCCGCTATGATATTCCTAGGCATATAGACAACATCTTGTCCATACATTCTCAGTTGCTCATTAATTAAATCCTGAACAAGTCTTTGTTCTGAAGATGAGCCTTGAAGAAAAAAAGGATTAAGTGGAGTCATATTATCCTATCAAATCCATAGGAGGTAATTCATATTCATCCTTAAGTTTTTGTTCTATTTCTTCTAACTCTCGAACTGCATCATCATAAATCTGTCTTCCATTTAAAGTAATACCACCTGGAAGTTGGACTCCATCAAATTTAATCATATTTTGTCCCCATTGTTTTTTAATTAAAGACGTGAGATATTTTTTTAACCAAAAATCATTATATATTTTTGGAAAATCTGATGGGTCTACTATTCTAAAGCAATCTAAAATTAAATATTGGTCAGATCCTACTTGTTTCCAATCAATGTCTAAATATAACCTTTGTTGTTTTTTATTAAATCTTAATTGAACATCTGGAGTAATTATTCTGCTAATATCTTCTAGATATGTTTTTACCATCGCATAATTTAATAAATCAAGAGCACCATAATAATATAAATCGTTTAAAAATATTTGATATTTTATATTAAACAATCCACTAGAAATTGTACTAGAATCTACTTTAAATACGTTATTTACCCCTATTATTGTGTCTGGGAGTTTTATAAAATTTTGCGCTTCGGTAAAAGATGGATTTGTTATTCCTATCCCAGATGATGCAGTTGTTGTGGTAATTCCAGAAG